TGGAAAATCAATTGCTCCGGCTGAACTTAAAACTTTTGCGTAAAATGGAAAAATTAGAATTAAAATACATTGTAGGGTATTTGCCTTATGGACTTAAAATGTTATCAAATAATGATTTTGTTTCACCATTAACAAGAGAATTAAGGGTAGATGGATTTCAGTTTATGATTAATACACGAAAACCAATCCTACGTCCACTATCCGACCTTACAAAAGAAATTGAGGTTAATGGAGAAAAGTTTGTGCCGATAAAGATACTCCATTGGGTATCGGGAGGTAAAGTTCCTAATGTAGTTTATCATGAAACTATTTCATATTCAGATATTCAAAAACTATACGAATGGCATTTCGATATTCACGGATTAATCAAAAAAGGATTAGCAATCGATATTAACACCCTACAAAATGACAACTAGCCGACACCCAAACGCACCGTGCCCGCCAAGAAACCCACATTGCCAAGACGAAACTGATGTATCGATACAAAGTGATTTAATGGTTTGCTTGTTGGTTACAGGTATTTTCGCTTATGTTTGGTGGATATTTAAAAAACAAATAAAAATTTAGCTATGGAATTTACTAAAAAAGAATGCTATAAAAAAATTGAGTTTTATTCAAAAGAAATAACCAATAAAAAACCGACTTTTGATACTGTTTTTAGGATTTATTATGATTCTTTACAATTAATAAACAGAGCGTTGTATCATATTTCAGAAAATCCTTGGCATCCTGAAAATGATTATCGTGATGATATTTTTGAATCACTTAAAGAAATATTCGAAAAATTAGAAGAAATACGAGTAAAAGCAACAACAATTTAACCAAGTAAAAAATAACGTTATGGATTTAGCAAACAAATTGTCTTTAAAAATAGAAGGAGCAGAACATGTTTTAAATATATTAGTTGAAAGGGGAACTATAAAATTTTCCGAATCAGAAAAAATATTAGAACCAATGTATAATGAATTGCGGATAATCATTAACGAATTAAAAGGATAGGTAATATGGAAAACACATCACGCAATAACTAACCCTTAAATAAAAATGAAATGGAATCTGAAACGGAAACTTTTTACATGCACATGCAAAATAATGTGATAGTAATTCAGAAAGCAAAATATTTAGAACACGGATGGTTTGTTCATATCGAAGATGAAGTTATTTCATTAAAAGAAATACCATACGGAGGTGGTCAAGAAATACATGTAAATACATTTACATCTATTCCGGAAGCTATAAAAGCAGGACAGGATTTAACCTAAATACGAATTACAAATAAAGTAGATTATGAAAAAACCTCCTAATCCATGTCAAGAGCCATTTACTGCTTGTTGGTGTGAATCTCGACCAAACAATACGCATTGCGCTGATGCCGTTCCAATTGACAACAATTATTTGTCAATCACCATAGTCGCTTTAATTCTGATTTATGGAGGATTTAAAATTATAAAATAAATAAATTTATAGTATGCCAGTATCAACTAAAGCTTTATTAGCATCATTCATTTTAGCAGTAATTATAATCACAATTCAATTATTATGAAAAAGAAATCAAAAGAGTTATCGTTGAAATTTATTTGGACTATTGTAACGCTTTGTTTTATGGCTGAAACAGTATTGATTATTTTGTTTTTTACATAACATTACTTGGTAAAACAAGCTTAATTCCGTATATTTACATAATCAAAAACCAAAGCCAAAATGAAAGAATCAAAACTGACAGAGGCATTATTAGTTGCTTTTGAAAAAGGATATCGAATAGATGAAAAAGGGAATGCTATAAGCCATAAAGGCGTACTATTAAAAACTCAGGGAATAAAAAAAGAATACGGCCATTTTTCGGTAAGATTAGTAAATGGACAATCCAAAAAAGTATTTATTCACAGATTACAAGCTTATCAAAAATATAAAAAAGCAATGTTCGCTGACGGTATAGTTGTAAGGCATAAAAATGGAATACATACCGATAATTCATTTGAAAATATCCTAATAGGTACACATGCGGACAACGCAATGGATATCCCTAAAAGCAAAAGAATATTAAGAGCAAGCAATCCAAAGCATAATCATGATTCAATAATATCAGACCATAAAGCAGGAATGAGTTATAAAAAAATAATGGATAAATATTCTATTTCATCCAAAGGAACGTTAAGTTTTATAATAAATAAAAGCTTAGCTAAATAAAGCAACAACCACAGAAATCTAAAAACTACGCTTAACAAGTTTTCAATAGAGAGAAGTCATTTTTAGAGTTAAGCATTTTTTAACGAACACACAGAGAAGGTAAAGTAATGTGTTTTTATTGAAGATATAAGTCGGGTAGTATTTATTTTTTGTTGTTTCAGAATACTACAACCTATAAAACAACCTTTAAAAACATAGTAGCAATGAAATACCGCAAGACCAGAAGAAGACCCGTAAACGCAAATTTTACGGGTTTTTGCTTTTTATACGGATTATACGTAACTTTGGTTCAAATCTAAAGACAGATGGGAAGACCAAAAAAAATAAAAGCAATTGAAGAAAATACACTAACAGAGAAGCAAGAAAAGTTCTGCCAAGCCTATATTGAGTTTGGGAACAAATCAGAAGCTTACAGGCAAGCATATGACGCTGACGCAATGAATACAAACAGCGTTAGAGTTGCTGCAAATGAGGTGTTTAATGTCCCTAACGTATCCCTACGAATAGCCGAGTTACAAAAAGAACTAAGAGAACGCAACAAAGTAAAGATTGATGATGTTTTAGGATACCTTGCTGATATGATTAAATTTGATATTGCAGAGGTGTACGATGAAAACGGCAAAATGAAGTCAATACACGATATTCCAAAGCCTCACAGGGAAATGATTTCATCTGTTAAAGTTTACCAAGACTTTTTAAATATCGACGGTCAAAAAGAACTTATTGGAGAAACAAAGGAGGTTAGGATTTTAAACAAGCTTGATGTTATTGAAAAGTTCATGAAGCATTTCGGAGCCTATGAGAAAGATAATCAACAAAAGAAATCAGAAGTCACTATAAATCTGAGTGAATTAACTACAGAGGAATTAATCGACCGAGCCAAAGCAATAAAAAAACTAAATGAATAGACATGAGTTTGAAATTTATTTAGAACTCTACAAAAAAAAAGAGTACGCTCATATCCCTATAGGCGCCTATGCCAATGGGGATTATTTTTATTGTACCGATAAGCAAATACGAACTTTGCAATTGCTTTCCGATGATACCACAACGTCGGTAGGTTACGGCGGTTCTGCAAGGTCCGGAAAAACAGTAATAGAAGCAACCGCAATTATATTCGATTGTTTTTGTTATGATGACATTGCGTGGGGGTTGGCTAGAAAGGAGTTAACCACGCTTAAAAGAACTGCTTTATTAACCTTGTTTAAACAATTATCGTTTTACGGCATCAAAGAAAGTATTGATTATAACTACAATCAGCAATTAAACAAAATCACTTTCAATAATAAAAGCGATATATTTTTAATCGATACGGCTTATAAACCAAGTGATCCATTAAATACCAGGTTCGGAGGTTTTGAGTTGACTAAATGCGCTGTTGATGAAAGTAATGAAACACAGCAAGATGTTATTGATAAATTATTCGAGCGTACCGGATGGAGAAACAATGAAAAACACGGATTAAAAAGAAAGTTATTTGAGTGCTTTAACCCTGCTAAAAATCACGTTTATTCAAGATTCTATAAACCATTCGTTAACTTATGCGAAACAGCTTATAGAAAGTTTGTTTTAGCACTTCCAAAAGACAATCCAAATCCGGCTGTTGCCGAATGGATAAGGGATATGTTAGCCGATGATAAAATATCGGAATCAACAAAGCAAAGACAGATTTACGGTAATTTCGAGTATGATGATAATCCGAATATATTACACGAATACGATGACATATTGAATTTATTTACTAATCGATATGTACAGAAAACCGGAATACGTGGATTAAGTGCGGATATTGCTTATAACGGATCAGATTTATTTGTTATTAATATTTGGGACGGTTTAGTAATTGAAAAAGTAATTGTTATCGAAAAGATTGATGATACTTTAATTGGAACTAAGATTGAAGAAATAAGGGTTCAATATCGAGTTCCGGCCAGCAATGTTATTTATGATGCCGATGGATTAAGAAAGTTTACGGCTCAATCAGCTAAATCAGGATTGCTTCAATACGCAGTTCCGTTTATCAATAATTCAAACGCAAGAGGTAAGGATAAGTTTCGTTATAAAAACTTAAAAGCTCAATGCGGTTTAAAGCTTGCTGAATTTGTTAAGCAAGGATTAGTTTATTGCGAAGACCAAACTTACAGAGATAGTATGATTGCTGATTTTGAGGTTATAAATAAGCTACCTGAAGATGATGAAGGAAAGATTGCTTTGGAAAAGAAAAGTGATTTAAAAGAAAGAATTGGCCGTTCTCCGGATAAATGGGATGCAACTATGATGTACATGTTGAACTTTATTGAAGATGAATTTGATGAAGAAGAAGAATGGGAGTAAACATTTAATCAACACATTAAGAAAAAATAATTATATTTGTACAAACAATTTTGCCGTGATAGACTTTATTAAAGAAAAAAAGAACTCGAAACATCTTCATGCAGCGAAACGCCAGCAAAAAGATATATGCTATTTTACTGAATCAAGCCTACAGCAAGAACTTACTTACGAGTATCTTAAACAATGGGCCGAAAGAAAATATATTGGAAACGATAGATTTTTAAATTGGGTTAAAATGATATTTAGGCAAGATAATTTCATGTCTTTTTATAAATACTTAAGATATCCGGTTGCTTCTGCAAAAATCATCAATGACGAAATAAAACCACAATTAAAAAGGGTTTTTCATGCTGAGGATAGTTTTTTTAAATACACTATTAAAAACAAAGAAGTTGAATGTCCTGAAGAATTAAAAGATGGATATTTTAAGAATGCTTTTTTTGATGCGATACTATTTGACCACAATGCGGTTGTTGTTCATGATTTGGAAGACATAAACAAGCCATACCGTGAAATCATTTCAATCGATTATGTAGTTGCTATTGAAAGCCATTGCGGGGTGATTAAAAGAATTGCTTATTTGGGTGAATTAGAAACAGAAGACAAAAAGATTATTCATGGATTCGTTTACATGGATTCTGAAAAATACGCTTTTTTAGACCGTGACTATAACATCATAAATGAAGTACCTCACGATTTAGGCGAATGTCCAGCCGATTGGCTTTCAAGCGAAAACTTTTCAAAAGACAATGATATTGTAAAGAAATCTATTTTTAGCTATGTAAAGCCTGATTTAGAGGAATATGTTTTCCTTAAAACGTTGCAAAAAATGACTGAGCCAAACGGAGCTATTCCGGTTGTTGTAAAGTTAAAAGGTAATGTTGTAAATAAATCAGGTCAAGACATTAAAGGCACGAGCGAGAAAGAACCAATGTCCTCAAATGCTATTTCTCAGCAACAAGCAACGGTAACGAGTGTTGTTAATGGCTCAGAAAACCAATTGCAAGCCGGAACAACAATATCAGTTCCTTTTAATAAAGATGCAAACGGAAAGATTGATTCAGATATAGTGCAAAACTATTTCAAATTTCATTATATTCCAATTGAAGCGTTGGAGTATTTAAATACAAGGCTAAAAGAAATTCCTCAAAACATTATCAACTCAATTGTTGGAGATTATCAGGAGCAACAAACGCAGGCTGTAAACGAATTACAAGTAGGTAAAAGCTACGATAACAAACAAGATAAACTAAGATGGGTTTCTTATGAATTAACCCGTATTTCTACGTTATCAGCATTCAAAACGCTTGCATTGAAATACGGTAAAGAAAATGTGCATGTTGATTTGTTTTTTGGGTCTGATTTCTTTTTAGAAACCGACAAAGATTTATACGATCAATGCGCTATTGCTCCAAACGCAATAGAAAGAAGAACGATTTTGGCAAGGTTGGCCCAATCAAGAAATAAATTCAATAAGCAAAAAGCGCAAAAAGATTCTATTCTTTATAAATTGATGCCTTATGCTACTGATAAAGATTTCGATGTTGCCATTGCTCGAAATACAATTGATTACGTTACATTCGAATATCAAACACGTTTCATGTATTGGATAACAATGTTTGAAGCGAATTACGGAGAAATTACAACGTTCTGGAATGAAATGATGGATATTAAAGAAAGCGAAAAACTTTTATTAATTAATAACCTAATTAAACAAATCATTGTTGCTGAGGTTCCGAAGCCTATTGAACCAGCGCCAACAGAACCAAAAACAACGTAACATCAAAATTAAGCAAATATGAAACCAATTGAATTCCAAGAACAAAATGTAGTTTACGCAAAAGATCAACCGGAATACCTTCCGCTTCCTGGATTAAAAAACGAATTAGGGGATTTAATTACGTGTTGGGAATTGTCAGACGAATAAATAAAAGAAATTGTTGAAACGAAAAAACTTTGGATTGCCGTTGCAACATTTAATAAACCTTTGCAACCTATTTTTTGTTCAGTATTAAAATCAGATTTAATTAACAAAGTAGAATCAAACATTTAAAATTAAATATCATGTCAAAATCAAAAGAAAGATTGTCAGTACACCTAAGAGTGTACAGAGGTAAAACAATGACGTACAATGCGCAAGGCGAAAGTACAAATGAAAATCACATTGTAAAGTTAGAATACAATACTGCAGAATACAAACGATTCTTAAGCATGCTTCGCGCAAACGGATTCATTCAGGCAACAGTTGAAAAAGTTTTAGACTTATCTACAAAAGTTGAAGGAAAAGCGAAAGATGAACCAGGATATTATGAAGAAGTTGCTGACTTCTCAGATATTCAAAAAGAAATTGATTCCGCTTTAAATCCTGATGGAATTGAAAAACCACAAACGCCAGAGCAAAAACAAATTGCTGAATTAACAGCGAGATTAGATGCTTTGACAGGCAATAAAGAAGGAACAAAAAACATCAAGGTTAATGATGTAAAAAATGTTGATGCAGGAGCAAAAACAGAAAAGGTTGAATTATCTGATGATGATAAAGCAGCCCTTAATGACGCAAGAGCAAAATACACTGAGTTGTACGGTAAAAAAGGCCACAACGGATGGGATTTAGCCGAAATAAACAAAAGAATTGCAGAATTTAAACCTGAAACAAAATAATTAATCCAAAACATCTAAATTATGATTGCACAAATCAAAACGTTGGCAAACGCCAAAGAAATAGAAATTAAGCAAAAAGAGTATCAAGAAATCGCTCAAAAGAACGAAAAAGCATGGGAGCACAATAGAGTAAGTGATGATGGTGACAGTATGGAGGTTTTGAATCTTCCAATAGTTCCAGACGCTATTTACAAACCGTCTGATTTATTAATTGATATTGAATACGTAAGTTTAGCCTTTGTTAATTCAACAGGCGAAATAAGTATCAAGTATCATGGCGATAATTTCAATTTGATTTATTCAGATGAAGTTTGGGAAGCATTGAAAAATAGATTCACTAAAAAAAAATGTGAAGCAGCTTGCAATTCAGTATCAATAGAAGATTTAATTTAACAAACTAAAAGACTAGTATTATGGACTTTCTAACAGAAGATTTACAAAAAGAGCACAATTTTACACCGGAGCAAATAGCGGTATTGAAACCGTTATACGATAACGATATTGCCACAAAGAAAAAAGATTGGGACGGGATAGCCAATACAAATGCTGAAAACATTCTTTCCGGAGCTGCTAAATACGCTCAAACAAAACTTGGCGTTACTGATGAACGTCAAGCCGGTGAAAAATGGGGCGATTATATGAATCGTATTGCGGACAAAAGCATTGAATCAAAAGCCGGAGAAGTTGAACGTTTAAAAACGGAATACGCTCAAAAGCTAAAAGACTTCAAAGGCGATGATGCAACGAAAGCAGAACTTGAAAAAGCAAAAGCAGATTTAGATGAAGCTAAAAAAACATTAGCCAATTTTGATGAAATCAAAGGTAAAGCAGATAAGTATGACGAAGCAGCCGAAAGCCTTAAGGGATTAAAATTAAATGTTGCATTCAACAAGGTTAAGCCTAATTTCCCGGATACCGCAAATAAATTCGAAGTAGATGCGAAATGGAATGCGTTTGAAAAAAGGGTTTTGGAAAAGCATACTATCGAATTAGTTGACGGTGTAGCAATGGCGATTGATAAAGACAATGTTCATAAGCAAACTAAATTAAGCGATTTGGTTGCAGCCGATAAAGAACTTGAAGAATTGTCAAAAGGAAGACAGCAAACCGGAACAGGGGCGCATAGCGCGGGTAAAGATGTTAAGATTGACGGATTGCCATTTGATGTGCCTGAGAATGCTAAAACAGACACTAAAGAGCGCGCAAAAGCAATTAGAGAACAATTAGCAAAAGAAAACATTCCTGCAACACATGCGGATTACGCTGCTAAATTTGCAGAATACAATAAAAAAATAATGGATTCAAAGTAATTTAATCTATTAAAATGTTTCAAAAGCGATACTTAAACGGTATCGCTTTTTTTATGTGTGTGTATTTTGTAACGAAAAAGTATTATATTTGTACTTTAAACATACACATACTGGCAATCGAAAGACCGTTTTGTTCTGGTAATTAACTAATTATTAATTAAACACTTAGCACAAATGGCGTATATCGATGCTACACAATGGCTTGATTTTCAGGACGTTAACGCGTCCAACGAAAAAAGATTCGCGGAATTAGGTATTGTTGACCTTGTAAAGAACTCAACACCATTCGCGGACTACATCTCACCTGAAGCAAAAGAAAAGCTTGAGGAATCATCTTCTTTAAGAGATGTACAAATTCCGGTTATGATTAACCAAACTCCAATTGTTTTAACTACTCCTGGTTTTGCGTTTATTCCTGCAAATCTTGAACAAACTGCTGAATATGCGTTTATCGCTTATGACGTGTTTTCAGGTTTCAGACATTATCCAGCAAGCTACGGAAACAATACAATTCAATCTGATTGGGCGCGTTCTGAGAAGATGAAAAATATTGCATACCAAATGGGTATTACAATTGAAGGTATCCTTGCAACTGTTTTAGAAGCAAGAAAAACACAGGTGTTAGATTACACAGTTCAAGTTTCACAAGGAGACGGAACGTTTACTTTTAATGCAGGAACTGACACTTTAGAGGTTAGCAAAGCAGCTCAAAAAGAAACAATGTTCTACAATCTTGAATCTTTAATGCGTTCTAATGAATTGGGTGGTCAATATGCTTTAGTAACTTCTCGCGGAGGTACAGCAGTACAAAAAGCAGAAATGCTTAAATACGGCCCTGAAAACTCTAAAAATTTAGCTGCTTTAGGTTTCTTATCATTAGATAGAATCCATGAAAGCGGAAATATTACACCTGGTTCAAATGTATTCAATGGATACTTTGTACGCGATGGTGCAATTGGAGTTTTTGAAAACTATCCTTATGATTTCCGTGCCGGAACTTCATTTGCCGGTAAAGAATGGAGTGTTTCAGATGTTGAAATTCCTTTCACAAGAATGAGAGCAAACATTTACACAAATGTTGAGGCAACTGAAGCTACTGCATTAACTGCGGTTGGTGTTGATTCTAACTTGAAAATGACCCACTTTGAAGAAATGGCGATTTGGCAACGTTTTTATGTAGTTTATCGTTACAACAGCGATTTGACTACAAGAGCAAATGATATCGTGAAAATTTCAGGTTTAACTTCTTAATCTAAAAGATATGAGCAATTATAACGTAGCCGATGCACAGGGAAATGTAGCAGAGGCAGGAAAAGGAGTAATCGAAACGATTACAGCAAGCAGAGCCTTAACGATTGCAGATAGCGGTAAAACGTTTTTAATCGGTACAGATGCTTTAACCATAACTTTGCCGGCAACGGTAAAAGGATGCAAATTTAAATTTGTAAACTCAGGTGCAGCAGGAAACAACATTATTACAGTTGCACCGGTTGCTGCTGATGGTATTGCGGGAACTATTACTTTGGCAGCAACTGTTGTTGTAAGAGTTGGAACGGTTAATACTGCGGTTGTAAACACAAAAGCAACATCTGTAAAGGGTGATACTATTGAAATTGAAGGAACCGGAGCAACTGGAACAAGTGCTTGGTTGATTTCAAGCAATAGCGGTATTTGGGCTTAATCAATAAAATAAAGTAAGATGATATTAGGGATTTCAGAAGATTTTTCAACAGATGTTGTTTTGGATGCAGAATTAAATGAGGCTTCAAGTTCAGGTTTAAACCTGAATAGCGGAACACATCCATCAATAACAGTTAACAATCTTCTGGCATTCCTTCCATTTTACGATATTACGATTGCTGAATGGGATGTTGACAAGATTTATTCAAAGTATTCAGATAGTAAAAAGAGAACGGATTTAGTAAAAGTTGATGATGTTATTTACCAATCTTTACAGGCTGGTAATATTGATAATCCGGTAACTGAAACAGCTTTTTGGATGCAAACGAACATTGAAAGTTTAACATTAAAAGCTTTTATTTCAAGAGTACAAGACAAAGTTTATGCTGATTTGAATTTAACTAAAAGATTGGTAAATAATCAATTCATTTACGAAGTCGGTAAATATGATTTTACTTTGCCAAATGATTACGCTGCATGGGTTTTCGAGCCAAAAGGTAGCGATTATTTAAGCTTTACCATCAATCAAATATCTTTACAGGCCAATACTACAAGTGATGTTAATTTGTATGTGTTGAATGAATTGTCAGATGTTTGCGTTTTGGTTGATACATTAATTCTTAAGCCGAATAATGGACTTTTCGAACTTAAAGATTTGAAGTATAAATTTAGCGGTAAGGGCCGATGGATTTTCGCAATCGAAAGCCAATCAATAAAATCAAATCAAGGCGTAGTTGATCCGTTGTTATATGATGGTTTTGTTTGCTACACAGCGACCGGAATCGGAGCGGCACCGGAAACAACCGAATGGTCAGATCAAACAACAGGAAACGGAATTGGATTTAACATATCGGTTGTTTTAGATAGCCAATTGTATATTGAAAACAATATTGATAACCTGGCAAATTTTGTTCGTTCTACATTTGAATTAATGTCTTTGCAGATGTTTCTGCATAACTCAGGAAATAGAAGCAATAGAAGCGAAACCATTCAAGCCGAAAGAGAATTATTAGTTGCTGAAACAAAAGTCTTAGACGCGAATACCGTTGCAAAACGATATACTGACGAAAAGAAAGAAGCAAAGCGATTGATTGATAAAACTTTCGATACTCAGTTGTCAAGTGATGATGATGAATTTAACATTGAATTAAGCTCAGTATAATGGCCAACAATTTAATCACAAATCCAATAGGATTAGACACAACGATTTATAATATCCAAAAGAAATTATATGATGTACTACAGCCTAAATGGGACGTAAATTTAGACGGTTATCCAAGATGCTATAATATTCAACGTGAAAACAAAAAGAGTATTGAATTTTACAAAGGGAAAAACGAATATAAAAGTTTGATTCATTTAGAAGGCAATAAGTTCTTTTTTACTGCTGACAATAACCAAACACAAACAACGCTCGATTCGTTTACTACGGATATTGATTTGTATTTCATATTGAATTTAGATCAATGTAAGCCAACATTAAAAAATAGAGGCGATAATGAAGTAAGAGTTGATGTATTGAATGTTTTACAGACTTTTGGAGAAATCGGTTTAAATATTCAAGTTGTAACCGATGTAGATAAAGTTTTTCAGGGTTATGATTTCACTTTTAGAAATGACCAACAACCTTATCATGTATTCAAATTAACATTAAACATAACAGATTTCACTTTAAACGACACATTATGTTAGAAGAAAATAAACAGGCTGAAAAAGAGCCTAAAAACACGCCTGAAGTAGCGAAAGAAACTAAAAAATCTAAAGTTGAAACTAAGGATTACACGGTTATCAAAGAAGTTACTTTAAAAGAGATTCATTCGCCTGGTGCGGTGGTTAATGTTGAGGTTGGCAGCGACTTAGAAAATTATTTATTAACTAATAAAATCGTGAATAAACATGGCATTAGCAGACCAAATTAATGTAATCGAGTGCGGGGCAAGTGAATTGCTTGGAACCGGACAAAAAGCGTGTAAATTCGACTGGGATCGAGTTGTAGCAATTGAACTTAGCGCAACAAGTTTTGTTTATACCGAAGAATTGACTTTGGATAACATTTACGATATGCAGCAAAATGAAGATATCTTTATAATCAAAGGTGCTGATAGTTTTAATTTGGTTCCTGTAGAACCTACTATTTCAACTGCTGAAGGTTCCGGATTAGAAAGTGTTGATGGTGAACTTCCTTATAAATATGATATCATGTTTAAGAAAAAAGGAATGAACTTTTGGAAAGCATTAAGACGATTTAATTCAAGCGGTGCATACAATGTTGCTCTTTATGATATTAAAGGGAACAAAGTAATGACACAAAGCAAAGGTGGTCTTATCAAAGGATTCACTACAAACATGATATTCACGGGCCAATACAAAGGTACTGAAGGAAACAATTCTGCTGAATTTAAAATGACTATTCAATTTGGCGATGATGTTACGCAAATGGAGCGTGCTACATGGGTAACGGGTGATTCAGTTGACTACAGCATTAGCGATTTAGACGGTTACAACGATGTTTCGTTAACGCCTTCGCCATTGGCGGTATCTGCAACCTCATTAGTCGTAAAAGCTCTTTTGGTAGATAAATCACACTTTGCGGATGGAATGGTTTTAGCTGATTTCGCAATTGCAAAAGGTGGTGTTCCGGTTGTAGCTTCTGCGGTTGTGGCAGATGCCAACGCAAAAACTTATACGTTTACAATACCGGCAGCAACGGCAGCAACTTATACGATAGATACTAAAAATACTTTCGGTAAAAAAGTTGTATTGATTCCGGCAGCAGGTATTTTATACAAAGGTATTACGGGTACGGTAGTCGCTGCTTAATTTTGGTTTTTTCATAGTTTTTGATGTTTTTGGAGGAAAACCGTTATCGCTTGGTAACGGTTTTTTTATTATATTTACGTCATACATAAACACATAAAAATATTTAACTATGGATTACACATTAAGACAGATTAAAGACAATGGTCGTGAGATTAATACAAGTTTAGGCGATTGGTACGAAGTTGTGCATATTGAAAAAGCGGAGGACGTTTTTAAATTATGGCACAAAGAGGTTTTTGATGAAGAATACGACAAAGAAAAATCTAAATGTTTTGCGTTTGTTTACTATAAAAATAGTCGACACGCAATTTATTTAGGTGATGTAAACTACATCATGAATGAAAACGGCAAAACATTTGCAAATATTTCTTTTTAACCTTTAACAGAACGGAGGAAACTATCTATTAAAACCGCTTATTTAAACGTAAGCGGTTTTTTTGCTATATTTGTAATACCAAAAACATAAATCCAATGTGCGAAATAAAAACGAGCTGTTCTTCGTGTGTAAAAGCTACATTAAAAAGCCGTTTCTACACCTTCGATAAAAAAAGCAACGTAACAGGCGAAAACCTAAACCCTAATTACGGAAAATATACCGTATTTATTTGCGGAATAAATAAAAAAGAGGTTTTAAGAAGTGATACGTGCGGTAATTATAAACTAAACGAATCAAAATTTAAAGGCAACAAGATAGAATATTGCCCTGAATGCGATTCAGATACTTATTCAAAAGATTGGTACTGTTCTGTTTGTTGGTGCGATAGGGTAGATAGCGAATTATTTGAAGATGAATTTGGAAACATAAATACATAGCCTATGCAACCATCCGTAACATTAGAAAAAGTAGTCAAAGGAATCTATTCTTATGGATGGTATCCGGCATTGCATACGTTGGCTAAGTTGGAGCGAAAAGAACGCTTTGAGGAATGCACCATTATAATGGAGGCATTTAATGGCTTATTGGTTGGCAGGCCGTTTGAAATGACCACTAAAACAGATCCTGCTTCACTCGATGAATGTTTTGATTCAGTAATAAAGCATAGCGACAACCAAGACGTTTTAATTCACAACATGCCGGTTTACATTAAGAACTTTGAAAAACTGTTTTCGTAATGACTACAACGCAATATTTAAACAATCTTAAAACACTAAAAAATAATCTTGTTTCAGAAACGAGCAAGATTATTTATGCAAATGAAGTAGAAATAATTGCACTCAATACAGAAGATCAGTTACACGATAAAGGAATTAATATATTTGGCGGTGTTTTAGGTGTTTATTCATCAAACCACAAGCCTAAAAACGGTTCATTATTACGTGGCTACCCTAAATCAATCGGTAAACGATACAATTTTTTAGATACTGGCCGATTATACAATGATTTCGAATTGCGCGTTGAAGGAACAAAGCTAATTATTTACAATACTGATTCATCCGGAAAGATTGATGATTTATTAGAAATGACAGGAGCCGAGTTTATCGGATTAACAAAAGAGAATCAGTATAGATTGAATTATGATATTATTTACAACCCATTAATGAAATACATCAACACTTACATATAAATGAAACTATATTTTAAATCATTATTAAGCAAAATAAAATTCCTGTTATCAAAGCCAAAAGAACCAACAGAATATTTAAACTCACTGGATTTAGTAAGTGCATGGAATTGGAACAAATTGCAAGAGGAAAACGATGTTAATTGGCTTCGTGATGGTTTCGATGGCAGACAAAAAAGAATCAAAGATGTTCGACTTGATGAAATACGAAAAAAGTTAGAAGATGAAGCATTTGCGTTAATGGCTGATGATAAATTTAATGATATTCTGCAAAAAAGAATGCTGATTTACGACTATGCCGAACGTTACGATGTTGTAAAAACAATATTGCAGCGAATGTGGATGGGTTTTAGTAATGATCAAATGGAATCCCGTTTAATATTCATTCAAAAACTATCTAAATTAGGCTTTAAAATACCTGAATTAAACAATGTAATGCAGGATAAAGCCGATTTAGAACGCTATTTTCAGCAAGTCGAAGGAATTAAAACAAAAATATTATTATTAATAGACGAAATTAAGGCAGATGGCAAAAAAATAACCCGTAGTTTAAACAAAGATATTATTATTGTTTGCCAAATATTAAATCGAGATTATCACGACCCGAAAGTTATTTCGCAAGCATATTGGATTGAAATGCAGAAGACTGCGCATGAAACAAACGAAAGTAATAAAAGAAACCAAACTAAAGAATAAATTACGTAAATTTACACACAACAACACGGACAAGGTACAGAAATGTATTTTGTCCGTTTTTTATTTATTATTACTTATGGCAAATCCTATTGATATTATTGTAACTCAGGACGCTTTAAAAGGTGTAGATGCTATTATTGCAAGAGTTGATTTATTGGATAAAAAATTGGCTGATGTGGCGCAAAACGTTATAGATAGCGGTAAAAAAATTGCAGCAGCAACAAATAATTTAACTCCTACTGCTGTAAATAACAAAGGAACTGATTCGGCTAAAATAAGCGCAGAATTAGATGCTTTAAAAGCTAAATACGTTTCGCTTAATGATACTGTTCAAAAAAAAATAGAGCAAACACGTTTAGCGGAAATACGTTTACAACAACAAAGGGAAAAAGCATTTGATACTTTTGATAAAAACGCCAAAAAAGAACAGGCGCAAATGCAAAAAACAAACGGTTTATATGCTGTAACTGAGCAACATGTTAAAGCTCTTACTAAAACTTACAATGATTTAGCTATAAAAAAAGAATTAGGCGGTACATTATCTTCAAAAGAAGAAAAACAGTTACAATCTTTAACTACCAGGATAAACACGTATCAAAACGCATTAAAATTAACTGATGCTCAAATTGGAAAAAATACACGAAATGTAGGTAATTATGCAAGTGGATTTAATAGTTTTGGTAATTCAGTAAATCAATTAACTAGAGAGTTGCCGGCAGCAGCCGTATCGTTAAACACTTTCTTTTTAGGTATATCAAATAATATAGCTCCAATATCTGACGAAATAAATAAGATACGGATGCAAAATAAACAGCTAATAGCTGAGGGAGAAAAGCCCGTATCTGTTTTAGGCAAATTAGCGGGGGCGGTATTTAGTTTGCAAACATTGTTAAGTATTGGAATCACTTTACTTACCGTTTATGGAGGAACTGTAGTTAAGTGGATTGGATCGTTAAATAAAGCGGATAATTCATTGAGCGCAGTTGCTAAGGCTCAATTATCATTAAATAAAGCACAAGCCGACGCAGACAAAAACACTTCTGATGAAATAACTCACTTACAATTATTAGCATCTACAGCCGAAGATTTAGCACTGCCAATGGAGGCAAGGAAACGAGCTGTTAAAGAAATGCAGGAACTTTATCCACATTATTTAGGTAATTTATCCGAGGAAGCTATATTGGCCGGTGAAACTTCTGATCAAATGAAGGAACTTGCTAAAAATATAATGGCTGCTGCTGTTGCTCGTGGTATTGAGGAAGAAATAAGTAAAAAAGCTCAGTCTGATTTTAAAGAACGTAAAAAGCTTATAGGAGAGTTAAATAATGATTTGTTAGGTTATCAAAAAGCATTACAATCTTTTAATGACGTGACAAATAAAGAACAAAAAGAAGCATATTTGTTAAATGCAAAAGTTCAATTTCAAACTACACGTGAAAGAAAATTAGCTGCTTTAAAAGCATTAACAGAGCAACAGGAAGCGGAAAACGAAATATTAATAAGAGGATATAAAAGACAGGTAGAATTATCTGGAAAACTTGGTCCTGACGGAAAAGACGAAGCAGACAAAAAAGCTGCTAAAGTAAAAAAAGAAAGAAGAGAAGATATTGAAGGTCTTGAAAGTTATTTAAAAACAGTAGGAACCTTAAAAGACGAAATAGATGCCGAAATTAATAGATTAACAACGGAACAAATAACAGGAAATGCTACAACCATTCCAATTGTAAATGCTCAATTAGAACAATTAATAAAGCTAAGAGACCAATTAAATAAAAAACCTACAGCCGATGTTAAAATATTAGGCGATGCTCCTGAAGTTGCTAAAAAACAAATAGACGAATTAACCGAATCAATGAAAAATTATTTACATAGTTTTTCAGAAGAATTTGCGTCAAATAGTGGGTTTACAGAAACATTTAAATTAATAAATAAAGAAATAGAAGGTTTCGGTAAAAATTGGGCAGTTACGACTAATGCAATAATGGAAAGTGCTCAGGAAGTTTTTAATTTTATATCTGAAACATCAAGCAAAAACTTTGAAGGAGAAAAAAGCCGATTACAAGAACAGTATGATGTCGCTTTAAAATATGCTGGTGATAACAAAGCGGCTCAGGAAAAACTTGCTGAAGATTTAGAGAAAAAGAAAAAAGATATTGATTACCGTGAGGCAAAAGCAAAACAAAAACAGGCTTTATTTAATATTGCAATAGATACGGCTCAGGCTGTTATTTCGGCAGTTGCGGAAAGTCCTTTAACTTTTGGTTTGCCGTGGTCGGCTTTTGCATTGGCTTTGGGAGCAACTCAGGCAGCACTTGTGGCAAGTCAGGACATTCCTCGTTATTGGATGGGAGGAACTCACGATGGGGGTTTAATGATGGTAAATGATGGTTCAGGCCCAAACTACAAAGAAACAGTTGTTACTCCTGATGGTAAAATTATGAAGCCACAAGGAAAAAATGTAGTTATGAATGCTCCGGCTGGAACTGAAATTTATACGCATTCAATGTGGCAGGATAAATTAGCCGAAATGTTACAAGGCAAAGGAATTGATATGGCACCAGTAATAAACAATAATTCAGGCTTAAGCAAAGATGATATGTATGACGTTTTAATGGACACTTTAGGCAGCCAACCACAACATTATTCTAATTTTGATGCTCAGGGAGCAACTGCTTACATTTTAAAAGGAGGCAACAAAACAATTTTAAATAGAAACAGATCTAACGGAAAAGGTCAAAGATTTAGATAATTATGGCAAAAGAAACCTTCTGGTTGGTTTTTCCTGACGAACCAACAAAGAAATACTATATCGATGAAGCCATTGGCTACAGTTCTGTAGATTGGAATTTAGACCAGCAAGAAAATGGCGATGGCAGAGATTCAACTTTAAGCGGGGGCAAAGTTCCGTTAAGGTTCGTAAAAACACGCACCCACTACTTAGAGAAACTATTATATTTCGACCAGCTCAAAGGCTCAGAATCGAACATCATGTTTTTTGTTCAATTAGAAACCGGACAAATACATCAAGGTCAACTTGATTTTTACGGTGCCAAAACGAATGATTACGATTATTTCGAATGTTCCGTTATTTTAGAAAGCCAATTGCAAGTATTTAAAAGACGATCAGAAACAAAAGTAGATATGTTTTCGGCTATTGGTATAAACAAAGAATTTATAGAGCCGTTACAGCCTTTAAATATGCTTTTGAAAGCTAAACCAAGTCAACAAACAAGTAGTTGGCAATTAGCCTCACCTTTAATTACTTTCGCATCCGGAGTATTAACGGCATACGTAAATTTAACCCAATCTTTAGTAGACGCAGAAATTGCCGATAGTTTCGTACCTTTTGAGAATAATTCTTTTAACAATAGAAGCGCAATGCAAATATTGCTTGCACAATCTAATTTAAAAAATGTAGTTTTAAATATTAAAGAATTAGATGTATTTATAGAATCTGATGAATCTGACATAAACGCAACTATAGCATATATTAAAACAACTGCTGAAGTAGATGATTCAACACCATATACAACCATATATACACAAAGCAGTTCAAGTGGAAATGTTTATATTAACGATGATTTTACAGTTAATTTAGGAGATTTCCAAAGAGGCGAAAAACTTTATTTATTTTTAAGGGTATCTAGTACAGGAGTGGTTCCGATAAGACTAAACAAATCGGATGTTTCATTAGTTGCTCAATCAACAGCTTACAATACAATTACACCAACATTCCGTTTAATCGACGTAATGAAACAGATTGCAAAGTCAATCGCTGGATTAGAAGTTTACGCACCACGTTACGACTTTGGAGGCGAATTTTATGATACAGTTATCACAAGCGGTAAGCTATTAGGTGGCAACATAACGGATCCATTTTATGTAAGCTGGGATGATATTGAAAAAAGTATTCGCCCGGAACACAATGCAAGTTCAGAAATTCAGTTAGACGGACGTGTTTTTGTTGGAATATACGAAGATTTTTACACGGGTAAGGAATGCGGTTTCTTTGATTATACGCAGTTTTCAACTTTAGAACGTGTTAAAAATCCAAAGTATCACCTGGTAGATTTTAAATTAAACTTCTCGAAATACCAATCATTAAAAGAAGCGACTGAGCCTAATTCCGAAAGCACGATTCACGGAGAAAGCACGCTTACAACTAACGATACTAATTCAGAAGGGCATTTTGAAAATAAAATACAATGGAATCGTGACGCTATTTTATTAGATGTTCAGCAAAGATTATCGACTGCAGTAAGCAAAGATACAGCCACTCAGGATGATGAAACGTTGTTTGCAATTGATACGATAGCGACAGAAAACGACCAACAATTTACTGAAAGTACTACTTTGCAACATACTTACTTAGGTTTTTTATTGTCGTTACGTAGCAATGGTGAGGTTAATTTTAATGTTTTAGGTATCAAAGTAGATACTGAATTTACTATTGAATATCCAGATTCAAATGCCGGAACTTACAACGTTACGTTAGTTGCAAATACCGAATTGCAATTACAACGAACAAGTGGCGGTTCTATTTCAAGTGCTAACGATGGTATTCGTTTAACTCGTTACACATACGAAATTAAACAGGAAACTATTCCGTTAACCAATCGTACAAATGAAGGATTTACAGCGGTTGCAAACCTAATCAATCCTGACAAATACAGTAATTTGCGTTATTCAGTTCAAAGGTTGATTCGTAAATATTGGGATAGGTTTTTAGCAACCTGTAACTTATCGCATGCCGATGAAGAATTGACCAACACTTATTATAAAAACAATGGGAAATGCGAAACAGAATACGCAGGATTAAGAGTAATTGAAAAAGAAAACTTTATCCCGTTAGACCCAATTTTAACCCGATTTATGTATGAGGGAGTTGTTTTTGCAAATGTTGATATGAGTGATGTAAAAACACTTTACGATAATGTAAGAATGAGAAGAGGTTTCATACGTACAATTGACCATAATAAGCGTGTTTTAAAGCTTTATCCTATGAAAATGAGCTATGAGAACAAAAGCAGACAATTAACGATTAGCGGGCAGGAAAAGTTCCAAAAAGCTTATTTGACTATTGTTAAGGAATCGGGTATAATTACCGTAAATGATGAAACTAAATTGCGTAAATTAAATTACAGGATTGAAAACGATTACAACATTGCTTTATATGATTTAGAGAATTTTAAACTTTATAATAGTATTCCTTGGAATAAGGTATCTGTAAATAACTATGTTGCTGAAACGCTTACTGAATTAAAATCTTTATTGGATTTGTTGTAATATCAAAATAAGGATTATATTTGCAATGCAATACGGGCTGAAAACGGATTGTAACCAATCTGTTTTTTATCTCGTATTTGAAACATATACAACCCTTAAAACAACTTCAGCCCTTGTCTTAAGGGTTTTGTTTTATACGCCACTTTTAAAACTTATTGTGTGTTTAGTCAGGTTCACAATAAAAAACTTCACAAACTTTATTAGATAATAATATTGGATCGAGCAATTAAACACAGCAAATACAACAAAGTAGTTTTAAACTAATGCTTTCATAGCTGTGTGTAAAGTTTGGCTAAACGATTCCGAGAAACTCGAAGAGTGATTTAGTTTAAACGTGGTTACTTTTGTCTACTTTTAGTAACTACGTTTAACAACCACTTAACCTTAAAATCTAAAGAGTAATTGAATGAGTAACATCAACACATTAACTCCTAAACAGTAATTAACTTAAAAACAAATATAAATTATGACAAAACAAGAGTATTTAAACGAAATAATAAATAAGCAAGGCGTTTTCTTTAAATTTTTAATCAATATACGCGTATCTAGCGTAATTGTAATAAATCCAGAAAGCGTGTTCAGGAATTACAAAATAAGGGAATTAAATAAACGCAACCCATTGTCATATTTAATTGCTTTTCCATTAATAATTATAGCTTTGTTTGTTCAAGGTTTTAATAAAGAAACAATAGAAAGTATTAAAAAATCTTTCACATTTCACTAACCTGATTTTTTAGCTTCCAACTATTAAGAACCGTTTTAAATAACACTACTTAACTAAAAAAAGTATAAATAAGTTTGGCGGTAAAGTATAATTTACTATTTTTACAGTATCAAAATAACTAATCTAAAAACAATTAAAATTATGAAAAAAGAAAACTTTAAAATCGGAACAACTGTATTTTTTATGCAATCAAACAAACCTCAATCAGGAGAAGTAAAGTCTATTATCTCTATAGAAGGAGAGGTGAAAATTGATTATACAACGTACAAAGTACCCGAAGGAGAAAAGCAAATAGTTTACGCTGTTGGATACAATATTTTAAAAGAACAAGAAGTTTTTGCTAATTTAGAAGATTTAAAAAGCTCTGTTTTTAACGATGAAATAGAATCTAAGTAAAACACCACCAATCCTGAGCATGATGTAAAAAGGCTTTTTTTTTTAAACAAATAACAATTAAAAACAAACCATTATGACAACAACATTATTTTTATCAGTAATTGCTTTATCTTTATTAATCACTATTAATTCAGATTTAGAAAGAGTTTACAACGGAGTATCAAAGTTTCTTTTCGGGAACAAAGGGAATATCTGTAAATATTAACACAATGGAAGAAAAAGAAGAAATGAAAGGATGTGCATATGTAATATTCGCTTTCTTTGCTGGATTAGCCTTGCTAATTTGGGTATGTAAATATTAATTATTAAAAACCTAAAAATGACAAAAACAGAAGAAATTAAAAAAGAAATCAACCAGTTAGAAGCCGCAGTACAAAGATTAGTATTAGATTTCATAAATAGAAATGGTGATTGTGATATTTCAATAAATGTAAACCAAACGTATTTTATTGAAGGTGGTTCTGGAAACAAAATTCCTGAAAGAGTAGATGTAAAAATATATGTAGAAATTTAAAATATGCAATCAATAAAAACCCAAATAGAAGCCTACATAACAGCAAATAAAATGCGTAGGACAAAAGAACGCACAAGTTTAATAGAATGCGTTGCATCGATGAAAGAATTTAGCATTACAGAGTTGTTAAATCACGCTGCATCAAACGGAGTTACAAACGCATCGGCTTACTTGTTCGTTGGTCTTTTGGTTAAAATAGGAATAGTTAAGATTCAGGAGCGTTATGTATGGAGTGATGAAGTAAAAAAAAGAAAATAAATGAGCTTATTTTCAGACCCTAAACAGATAAATCCAGGCGATATAGTTTACTTTGAATACGATGATAAACGCGCTTTTGGAACTGTAATTGCAATCGATAAAGAACTTTTAGAAGTTGATTATACAACTGAAACGAGTACTGAACCAAAAAGCGATAAATTCCGTGATGGATTTTGGAAAAAAGAAATATTATGATAGGAGATAAACAAAAAATGCTATTAGATTTTGCTTTTAAGAATAACAACAAAATAACTAAGAAGCAAGCTGTTGAATTAATTGGTAGTTTCTATTACTGTAATGAACAAAAACACGTTGGCGATGTTCTTAGTCGTATGGTTAATTCTAATCTTTTAAAGCGTATAAAAAACGGTGAGTTTGAAATTAACTCAAATAAAACACAAACCGTAAAAGGCGTTTTAATTCCTAATCAATTAAATTTATTATGAGAAGCAAAACCGCATCAAAAATCCTTTCAGAAACATCAAAAGAAACTAAACAGAAAGCCAAAACTTACGCTGATAGTTTAATTAAAAAACAAGCTAAAAAGTAAATTATGAAAAATTATTTTCACGAATTATTTATAGAATGCCCAAAGGATTTAGGATGGTTAACATCTGTTTTTATATGGGCGTTACATTTTATTGCTGTTTTTGCTATTATTATACCTACAACGATTGTTATTACAAATTAATTCAAAAAACTAAACCATGAAAACAAAAGGAATCATCAAATTAATCAATTCCATTAACGATCTTTTTAAATCAGCAATTGAGTTAGAGAAAAGGCAAATTGAAAAATTAGCTATGACACCAAAACCTATTCCGGATTACAAAAAAGGAAGCATTAACAAGCCTGAAATTATTCAGGATAGTATAAAGTACCAAGAACACATTTTCGATAATCCTAAAGCAAAAGAAGATGCAAGAAGCCATTTAATGGATGCTTTTGAAATGGCTTTAAAAAAAGGGGATATAAAGTTTCCTGATAATAAACAAAATGAAAATGTATTAAATGAAATTAAAAATGTTTTTTATGAAGGTGGTTTTAGGTCCGGAAAAACACAATTTTACGAAGAATGGAGCAAACAGCTAAACAAATTCTTAAAAGAAAAAGGTTTAAATGATTCTCAGCCGTTCGGGTTTGCTCCTGTTGATGGTAAAGAAGTTAGTGGAAGATTTTTGTTTAGTAAGTATTTAGACGAAAAAATAATGTCTGATTTAATAAAAAACAAAAAACAAACACAACCTGATTTAAGTAGTGACTTCAACGAACAAATGCTAAAAGCCGATAAGGAGTTACAAAGGGTGTGTAAGCCTAAAATTGATTGTGAGAATAACTGCAGTCCTATACCTAAAGATGATTTTAAATATTGTAGTTTTGAAAGAATATTACCTAAGCTAACAATTAATGATTTAAAAACTGTTTTTGTCAATGGAATAGAGTACAACTTAGAGTATAAAGGAAATGGAAATTATTTAATTAAAGATCCTGTTTGTAATACTGACAATAAAAAACTTAAAAACAGACAAATCGAAATAGGTAAAGAAATTGAAAAATTACGTATTGAAGCACGACAAATAAAAAAGTCTTTAAAAGGTTAAATAAAATTACTATATTTGCCTAACAGAACACGGAAATAATCTCAACAGGGGTTATTTCCGTTTTTTATTTTATACTAAATATGGTAAATCCAGTAATAGCAATCGAAAAATCACTTGAAAAAGCGATGTATTTCAAAAACTCTCAAAGAAATAGATTCTATTGCTTTGATGGTGTTCAGTTATTACCAAATAATCCAAGCAAATACATTCAAGTTACCAATGTATCAGGAGGTATTAATTTAGAGGATTGGACAGTTAAAGTAATGTCAATGTGTGGTGATGAATTAGGAGATATTACGGATTCATTTTTAGTCGAACCTATTCAGGTAAATTCTGATGATGGTTCGCCTCAATTTATTTGGTCTTTAAAAAACATTCCTTTGGATTTTGGTAGTGAATTAATTTATTTAATGATTACCCAAGCTGTTGGGGATACATTTTACAGCCAACCTTTTAAAATAACGGCAGAAGGTTCAGAAAAAACCTGTCAGATAAATTATAAGTACAATAGAACCGATGAATTGCAATCGATCGGTTTTCAGGCTTGGTTTGACGAACCTGATTTATTACAGGAATTAGAATCTTATTATGAGATTTCCACAAAAAGCTGGGTTACGGCATCATTAGAAGATGGAGAAATTGAATATTGGCGTACTGAGAAAATGCCAAAATCAGGTTTAATTCAGTTAAAAAGAATATTAGGATTACCATACGTTTATATAAATTCAGTTCGTGCCAGCCTAAAAGAAACACCTGAATTACCTAGAAAAGTATCACAGGAAAATTTCGGATATATGGCTTTTACAGTTAACTTTCATCCGAATGATGTTTTTGTTGAACCGGACGAAGATAATGGAGATTTCGATACAGCTGATTGGTTAGGAGACGATTTTTACCTTTATACATAAAATATTATGACAGTAGATGAAATAAACGATATTATAGATTTAATTGCTGATGGAGTACCAAACACAGCGTTAAAGGTTAGAAATGCCTTAAAGGCTTTATCTGAAGGAACCGGAGTTACAGGAGATGTTAAAGAAATTGATGTTTCTACGGCTTATATCGCTGCCAACTTTGATGTAACAGGACTAGGAACTAATGAGCGTTTAGGATGGGCTATTTGTAACGGAAACAACGGAACTCGAAATCGTAGTGGTCGGGTAGGAGTTGGCTATGATATTTCAAATTATCCTACTTTGGGAGCAACAGGAGGAAGTAAAGATGCGGTTGTTGTGGCGCACTCGCATTCAACTATAGGAGATACTAATATAGCTACCGGTAGCGGTGATGGCATCGTTAGACAGAGAGCACAAGCAGAATCAGGAGGTATAGGACTTAATGTAAATGTAGCTGTATCTTCTTCAGGTGTTTCGGGAACTGATAAAAACATGCAGCCTTACTTAGTTACGCTTTACATAATGAAACTTTAATTTTTAGGTAAATGGCAAACTTACTCACAATTACAAAAAAATCTTTCGGATATTACGATTTTGTCGTTAATGGCGATACCGTTAATATAGTTACAAATGACCGTAATGACATGACTGGAGTGGGTGATTTATGCCATTTTAAAACGTTTTCAGGAGCTTCAATAATTAGACAGCAAAATATAACATTTGGGAACGTTACTTTAATTGATGGCTCACCTTTGCCAGTTGCATCGTCAATGGATGATTTAATTGCTAAATTAGATTCTATTGATTTTTATGCGTGGCGTGATGCTTCGGGCGGTGGCGGCTCAACAACTTATGAAGGATTAACAGATACGCAGCCGTTTTTTGGTCAAAATGGACGTATTCCAGTAGTTAATGAAGCTCAATTAAGATTAGACTATACTGATATTCCTGATGTATCAAAATTAGATCAATTTCCAAGTCCTTTAGTTGCAAATAAAATGCTAAAAGTAAATGCAGGAGCAACCGCATATGAATTTGTAGATGCACCTGCAGGTGCCGGAAGCTACAATCAATTATTTGTTTACACAACAGGAGCGCAAACATTTACTTTAGGAGCAGGAGCAAAAGTAAATTTAGTTTTTTACAATAGCTATCCTATTAAAAAAGATATAAATTACACAATAACAGGAAATATATTGACCATTTTGCCGACTATAACTTTAGTTGCTAATGACGAAATAGTAGCCGTTGGAAACATTTAAAACAAATTATATGAAAAAAATACTTTTATTATTATTACTTACAACTGGATTTTTGCAAGCGCAAACATTTCCAGTTAATCCTACGCCTTTCGGAAAAATTACCCTTAACACAAATATTGAAAGCACAACCGCTACTAAAATAAGTGTTCAGGAAGATAATAAGCAGATAAATTGGATACAGCCTATAAACATACCAATTACAACAACTCCTAATAATTACACTCCAACTGCATCAACAATTGGTGGGCATTTATCAGGTATTAATACCGCTTTTGGTAATATTTACAACACCCGTGTTAAAGTAGAATATCCTGATTTATTTACATTTAGGCCTTTTAATATCTATGAAAAAAACAGTCGATACTATACTGATTTCAAAGTCTCGTCATTAGTGAGCGACAAAATTAGTAAAATGCTACCGTACTATGTAAATTTTGCAAGTGGTAACAATGCCAATGATGGAAAAACACCTGCAACAGCATTTAAAACTATATCTTATGCTTATGGTATTGGCGCAAGATTAATTTATCTTTCAAAAGGCGTACATTTAAGCAGTTGGGGTGATCTTAACACATCCTTTACAAATACAGATGATTTTTTTGTAATAGGTGCTTCGGATGGTGTTTCTATTGTAACAAATGCGCCAGCAGTATTCCCTACTTTTACCTTAGTCTCAGGTACTGCTTATTCCGCAGTAGTAACAAGTAATACACTTGCGGTAGATTTAAAATATACTGATTCTTACGGATTCCCTTTAAAATTAAAAGAGGTTTTCACACAGGCGGATTGTATCGCAGAATTAGGTACTTTTTACAAAAATGTGAGTACCATAACGATAAATCTAAAAGATGGACGTGTGCCTGATAGTAATGTTTTAATCCCTGCCAGTACTGCCAATGCCAATTATAGCGCAAATGCAGGGTATAACTATGTCAAAGATATTACTTTTATAGGCGGTGGTTTGACAAGCGGATCGCACGGTTCAGACTCCCAAGACGGAAGTAATTCTACTATGGTAGCATTGAGTGATAATTGTAAATTTTTATACGCTCAATCCAGTAATTACATTGGTAACGGTGGTGAAGGCTCTAGGGTTCGATATAACAAACTTACAATGTTCGAAAATTGCGTTTCTTATGGAAATTCAAGAGACGGGTTTAACTATGTAGGTGATTATGCCAACCCTATGAATATTGTAGAAATAAACTGCCAGGCTTTTAATAATGGTCTTCGTGGCACATCTAACTCAGTTAATGGCAGTAGTGCGCATCAAGGCGCATTTCCGTTAAGATTAAATTGTAAATACTACAACAATTATGGGCCTAACGTAGCAGACCAAGGCGGCGGGATAACTTACAATGTAGGTTGTGAAAGTTTTAATAGTGCAGTTCCATCTATCGATACAGCTAATATTGATTTTAACATTCAGCCATTAGTAGGATCCACATCTTACATGTTTAACAGAGGTTGTCAGGCTTACGGTAGCGTGTATTCTTTCAGAATTAGCGGAACTACTCCTGCATATATGGTTAACGTTGGCAATCATTACGGGGGGTTAGTGTCTACAAATACACCAGGAGCACCGCAAACAATTACTTTTGCCGATTCGTTTACATCTGCTGATGTTCCGGCTTATGTTTATCCTGCTTTGTCTGCTTATACAGCACATGGCGAATACGCACCTTTGGCAAGTCCTACGTTTACAGGAACCGTTACAACTCCGGCAATAGTAGTATCAGGAGAAACAGCCAGCACAATAGCGAGCTTTGACGCAAGTAAGGTTTTAAAATCTTTGCCATTAGCTACATATCCGAGTTTAACAGAGTTATCGTATGGTAAAGGGGTAACTAGTGCTATTCAAACGCAATTAAATGCAAAGGCATTAAATCTTTTAACAGGCTATGTTTCAGGAGCCGGGACAGTAGCGAGCACAGATACAGTTTTGCAGGCTATTCAGAAATTAAACGGTAACGATGCTTTATTAAATTCTAGACCGTATAAAACTTATCTAGTATCAATAACTCAACCAGGCACAAGTATGCCGGGGGTTATAACTACTTTTGAAAATCAATTAAGCGGTGCGATTGTATGGAGTAGAGCAGGAGTGGGAAGTTACCAAGGCACATTAACAGGTGCGTTCCCTGCAAATAAAGTGTCATTTCATTGGAGCAATAATGCTGTTAATAGCGTGACACCTATATCTGTAATACTGTCTAGGTTAGACAGCAATACAATTAATATGGTTTCGAATAGTGGAATAACTCCAACAGACGGAATCATAAATTTAATGACATTAGAAATAAGAGTGTATAATTAAAAACAAATATAAAAATGAAAAATTGGAAAACAACAATTGCAGGAGTTGCTATGTCTGCTTATCCTATTATAGACGCAGTTGTACAGGCTTATAACGCTGGATATTTTACTGAAAAAACAGGCGGGCAATTATGGTTGGGTATTGGATTTATTGTGTTTGGTGTTTTAGCTAAGGATCATAATGTTAGCGGAACAAAAAACGTTGCAGATGCTCCGGAAGATATCGGAGGCGGAGGAATTAAAAACCCACCAAAGCCATAATGAAATATTTACAACACTTTTTAAGCCAAACAGTTCACTTACTCTTATATTTTATGATGGGAGTAAGTGTTTTATCTGTTGTATTCCCTTGGTTTGGAATTGTGTTTGATTTTACTACATGGGGTAATTTTGGAGGTTTTTCAATAGCTTGTGATATTATTTTTATAGAGCGTTTTTCCTTTAATAAAAGATATTGTGACTTAACACGTTTGCTACCTCCGTGTATGATTTTTGTAAATTCTTTTAACATATTGTGTAACGAACTTTTTCCTAAACATTACGAACTTTATGGGCAAATATACGAGGTAACTATTTTTTCTATAACTTTGCTTATATTCGCTATTATCACTATAGAAAAAAAGATAAACAAATGATGTTTTTACAACCTTCAGCCACCGCAGAATTAGCGCATAATTATGTTGATTTAAATACTGCATTAATAACAGGAATTATCACTTTATCGGGTGTGGTTGTTTTTTTGTATAAAGAACATAAATCATTGCAAAAGGAGTTTAGAGACGAATTAAAAGCATCTAATGAAACACTTATAAAGCTAAACAACTCATATAATTTGTTTGTTCAGAGCTTGTCTAAAATGACCGATTACGTTGATTTAAAAAAAGATAGGTAATGTGCGGAACCATTACATACAATACACCCGAAAGAAAGTGTTTTAAACAGACGCTTATTGCTATTGATAAATCAATTGATAAAGGAAACGAATTGCTAAATAAACTCATAAAACAAGATGAACCTAAACGAAAAATATAAATCACTATTTGAAAAATATGAGGTAAACACGCCTTTACGTATCGCTCATTTTATGGCGCAATTAGACCATGAAAGCGGTTTAGTGTCAAAACGTGAATCTTTGTATTTTAAGTCTATATATGGATTAAGAAAAACTTTTTATACTCCTTTTTTAAACAAAACAGATTCGTTTGTCAAATCTTTTTTGCAAAACTCAGAACATTGTGCGAATTACGTTTATGCTAATCGAGGCGGTAACAGTAATCAAGCAAGCGGTGACGGGTTTAAATATCGTGGTGGTGGATTTATTCAGAACACTTTTAAAAACGGATATCAAAGGCTAAAAGATAAAACAGGAATTGATTTTGTTGCTAATCCGGATTTAATTTTAGAAGAACCAAACGCAATTTTATGTGCTTTAATCTTTTGGAATGATAACGGTTTGAATAAATACGCTGATTTGGATGATTTGGACGCTGTAAGCGATCAGATAAACATCGGTAAGCAAACTATTAAAGAGGGGGATTCTAATGGTTATGCGCATCGTGTGCAATGTTTAGCTAAATGGAAAACAATTTTAAACTATAAAAAGATAACAGCATGAAAAACGACACAGTATTTGGCGATGTAGTTCACGGAAGCAAAATTGAAAAAGGAACATGGGTATGAAAGACTTTATAAAACAAAATTTAGACGCAATGATAGTAATATCAATATTGTATTCAATAATTATTTTTTCTCTATTATGAAAAAGCCATTCTTTAAAACTACAGTAGGAAAAATACTTTTATTCGTTGGTAAATTAATTATCCGAAATCAAAAAGGCATTAAGAACACGCCCAACGCACAAAAAGTTGACGAGGTTTTTGATAAGTTGTAGAATTATTTGTTATATTTACAACGGAGTAAAAGGGTTGTGTGATGGTTTTAGGTTGATTAGGATAGACTAAAAGGCTAAAACATTGTAGCGCATCGTGATTGGTTCAATTCCATCTACTTCACTAATCGAATTTCATAATTACAATTTTTTTTAGGTTTTTTCGGGAGTGGTTACCCGTTTTCATTATTTGGTTTTTAGCATTTAATCCTTGTTCTTTTGAGCAGGGATTTTTTGTTTTCCTTATTTATAACGGTTCTAAATTTCGTATAAATTGTACAAGTGATTAGTATAATTTGTACATTTGCTAAACAATAAAACGATAACCTTTAATTAAAATATTATGAAAGCAAATAAATCAGAAATCTTTTCAAAAGCTTGGAAACTTTACAGAAAGTACAACATAACTTTTAGCCAGGCATTAATAAAATCATGGAATGATGTTAAAAGATCTTTTTATGTTGCTGTTTATAATTCAATTCCAACTAAACCATCATTAGCAAAAAAGAAAGCAGAAGCAAAAAAAATGTTTCAAAGTTTTGAGGTTACGTTTTCTTTAACTCCAAGAAACATAACTAATAATTTAGGAGCATCACATTATTATGATGGTAAAACTTTAAATTTAGATTAGTTATGGCAAACTGTAGAGCATGCGGAGGCGTTTTAGGATTGGATTGTTTTAATGAATCTGATTGTATGCAAATATCCGTAAACAACCAATATCATCAAGATACAACTATAGAGTATTTAGAATTATACATATCTGTTCTTGAATATAAATTAAAGGAAAACAATTTAACTATTCCGTTAATTGAATCACCTGTAAATCCATTAGTAATAAAACAAGTATTTACATGCGAAAACAACCCAATGATTGATTTTTATTTACCATTTTAAAACCCTAAAACCATGCAAGAACAGAAAAGATACTACCAAAGAAAGTTAGCAATTATTGAAATGATTGAAAATTGTGATTTAGCATTAAACAATCAAAGACTATTTTTACAATCAATACCTAATGAGTTTGCCTTACAAAATACTAAGAAAAATATTAGACGCTTACATAAAATAAAAAACTATCTAATTGAGAGATACAATAAAAATTAAATTAAAAACCCTTAAAAACAAATAAATATGCACGAAATTAAAATCTTAAAAGACGAATACATCGAAGCCGTTATTCGCAACGAAAAACTAAAAGAATTAATCTCTAAAGTAACAGGTATAAAGTCGGATTCTGTTAGGATACTCGCAAGAAACGCAAAGAAAACCGGCAAAGGCAAGCTTACAGAATATCAGATTGTTTCTGTAATTCAAAAGTTCTGCAAGGTTAAAAAAATGGATGATATATTTATAACGGAAATAAAACAATAAATTATGAAAACTAAAAAAGCAAAACCAACACCGATTACGGCAAATGAAATGTTTTTAAAGCTTTTGCACGAAAATGAAAGCATTTCTACTCAGGAGTTAATGATTGCATTCGCTAAACAAAAAGTAACCGAAGCATTACACGAAACGTCAGGACATTTCAGAGTTCCTGAAAATGTAAGCTATATTAAAAATCACTACAACCTTGATAAAATAGTATAATGAAAAAAGAAACAATTAACCATTATTCATCAAGATTAAAGCAAAAATCAATACTAACCTTTAAAAAACTAAAACAATCGCTTAAAACAGCAAAAACCGCATTAAAAACATCTATTGAAACTATTTTATTTTATCGTTCAGAAATGAAGTTACAATTAAAAGTATTCAAAGTTTCAAGTAAAGATATAAACCGATTTTAAAAACTAAAAACATGGAAAAGAAAAACAACGAAATTATTTTAAAGCAATTACCGATTATTGTTCACCAATTGCAAGATGCCGGAAAATATGTTCAAGAAAGAATTGACGGCTTAGAACTGGATAAACAGGTTTTTACTGAGTTAACCGTAAAATCATACAAGGTTTTAAGAGCTGAACTAAACAAAGAGTTTGAAGACTTTGAAAGCAAAAGAAAATTCGTTAAGGATGGTGTAAACGCACCTTACTTAGAATTTGAAACGGTTTACAAATCAGAAATTACAGACCGCTACAAAAAAGCGGGTGAGTTGTTGAAAAACGGAATAGATACTGTTGAATTTAAAATCAAAAAACAGAAAGAAGCCAATATTAAAGAATACTTTGATGAATTGGTATTATCTGAAAAAATAGACTTCTTAACGTTTGAAAATTTAGGCTTAAAAATCGATCTTTCGACTTCTGAAAAGAAATACAAAGAACAAACTAATGATTTCGTTATGAAAGTAGTTGATGATTTAGCTTTAATAAAAACAACTGATTACGAAGCCGAAATTTTAACAGAATACAAAAAGAACCTCAAAGTTTCAAATGCAATTACAACGGTTAAAACCCGTAAAGAAAACGAAGCTGCCGAGCAAGCTAGAATCAAAGCTGAGCTTATCCAAAATCGCAAAATCGCTTTAATTAAATTGGGTTTAAATTACGTAGAAATCACCAACGCATACGAATTTAACGAAGAAATTTTCGTATCTTTAAGTGATGTAAATAACCTTTCAAAAGAAGTTTTTACTGAAAAATACGCTGAAATTGTTACGATGGTAAATGCTGAAAAAGCTAAGCAAATCGAAGTTGTTGAAAGTTCAGTTACTGAAAATGTTACTGCTCCAATTGAAAAGCCAGCCATTACACAGCCAATTAAAGCGCCAACCGTAGAAGCTCCAAAAGAAGAAATTAAAACAGCATCATTTGAAGTAAAAGCAACTATGACAAAATTGCGTGCATTGGGAGTTTACATGAAAGAAAACGGTATCGAGTACAGAAACATTTAATAATTATGAATTTACAAGAACAAAGAGTTGATTTAGATAAAGCATCACGTTTTTTAGAACAAAAAATTAATGAAATGCAACATCAAAGACAAGTTTTAATAAATGCTTTTAATTCAGTTGGAGAAAACCAAGAAAATATTTTAGAATCAGGAAGTATTTTAGCGCAAGAAGCAAGAAAAATTATGATTGAATTAAATTACTTAAATAAATAATTAAAAACCAAAAATTAAAATGAGTACAACAGAAAATCAAGTTCAGGTTTACGAACCAACAAAAGTAAGAGCGGACGTAATTAAGCAAATGGAATCAATGGCAGCATCGAAATTCGTTTCTTTGCCCGAAAGCTATAAGGAAAGCGTGTTCTTTGCAATGGAGAAACTTTCAACTTTAGAATTTATAGACCAAGTGCCGAGTATTTCAGTTACAAGAGCATTCCTTAAAATGTTCAGAAACAGATTAGATTTCGAAAAAAACCATTGTTATTTCTTCGTTCAAAATGACAAAGAATCACCAACAGGTAAATCTTTACGTTTCGGATGGCAGTATCAAGGATTAGTTTTTGTTGCAAAAAATGTTTGCGATGTAAAAGATGTTATTCCTGTTTTGGTAAATGCTGAAGATGAATTTGAAATGCACTACGAATACGGAGTATTGAAAATTGACAAACATATTCCAACGTTTAAAGGTGAAATTACTGGTGGTTACTGCGTTGTTGAAAAAAACAACAATGATATTAGACCAAAATACTTTACAAGAGCAGATTTAGACCAACGTAGGGAAAAATCAAAAGCAAAAAGTGGTAATTTTTGGCAATGGGAAAAGGAAATGTATGAAAAAACATTAATCAATGCTACGTTAAAAAGAGTTATTGAAATGCACTCAGATACAGATAAAGAAGATTTGTATTCTGAGCCTGAAACTATCGATGTTGAACATCGAGAAGTATTCGAAAAAGAAATTTTAGATCAAAAAGAACCGGAAGTTTTGCCAGCTAAAATTCAGATTTAAAAATGAATGATGTTAGTAAACAAATCTGCGAAATTATCGGTACTGGCAGTACCGGTAATGCAGTTTTGTATCATAGACAAATTTTGATTGATATCGGTGTTTCTTACAAAGCAATTGAACCATACAAAAAAGAAATTCAATTAATTCTTTTAACTCACGAACATTTAAGCGACCATCTAAACATATCTGCATTAAAGAAATTATGTGCTGAGCGTCCTTTAATTCGTGTCGGTTGTGGTTCATGGATGGTGAAATATTTGGAAGGAATAAAAAACATTGATGTTTACGAATCAGGTTGCGTTTATGATTACGGCCAATTTTCAATATCTCCTTTCAAACTTTATCACAATTGCGAAATTTACGGTTATAGGATTTTTAAAGGAAATCACAAAACCTTTCACGCAACAGATACAAAACACCTTGAAGGATTGACCGCAAAAGATTACGATTTATTTTGTATAGAATTTAATCACTCAGAAGAAACTTTAAATTTGCGTATTGAAGAAAAGCAAAAAAGAGGGCAATTCGCTTATGAAATAGGAAGTAAAAATTCACATCTTTCTGAGGAACAGGCCAGAGAATTTATATTCAAAAACGCAAACGAAAATTCGAAAGTATTAAGATTGCACGAAAGTTCAAAACAGTAGCTTTATGGAACACGGAATAAAAACAATGATGCAAATTGCTGAGAGTTGCAATGTAAGATATAATGATGTTCATCAAGTCGTAAAAAAAGAGCATATAATCGGCAAATTACGCGTTGAAAACAATCGAAAGTACTTTACAACGTATCAACAAGAATTAATTTATCAGAACCTTTATTTTGAGGGCAAAGCAACAGAAATAATTTACGAATCAAGTATTAATAAATAAACAAAAATAATTATGAATATTTACGCAATAGAAAACCATAAAATAAAATGCGTAACTTTAAATGCTGGCTATGACTATCATAAAGAAGTTGCTGAAAAACACTTAGAAGTTGGAAAAGAATATACAGTATCAAGAACTTATATTGATTCTTATCATACTGACGTTATTGTAAAAGAAATTCCTGAAGTTAAATTTAATTCTGTATTTTTTGAAAGTGTAGATATTCAGCCAAAGGAAGACAACAAAAAACACCCTGATTATTATTTCTTTAACAAAACATAAATACCACCGACAATGCAATAAGCCGTTCGAAAGTTCGGCTTATTGTTATTTATAACGGTTCTAAATTTAGTACAATTTGTACAAGTGATTAGTATAATTTGTACATTTGAATTATAATTAAAAACCTAAAAAAAATATGAAGACAGTTTATTTAAAAAATGGGCAACAAGCAAATTTAATAGAACAAATTGGAGAAAGATTTGTTATTCAAAGAATAATGACTTACGAAAATTATGACTACGAGGGCAATTCATATCCTTGTGAAGTTGAAGGTAATGAAGAAGTTGTAAGTGAAATATTTGATAACCCACCAAAGCAAAAAATTGACTCTGAGATATTAGAATTAGAATCAAAAAAGAAAGCTGTTCAGGAAGATATAAAAACGCTTCAAAACGATAGATTAAAATTAACATTAGAAATTAATTCTATCCAAAGAACAAAAATTGATAATGAAAAGTTTATCATAAACCGTTCTGATTTGTTAAATGCAAAAACGGTTGCTTTATTTACTGAAAGATCTGTTATGCCTATTGTAAGAGATAAAGAAAACAAAAGCATGCGAGGATTAAAAATAACCCTTGAAATATCTATTGCAGACGGAAAAGAACGCGCATGGGGTTATCTATTATATGAAGATTATGAATCATCAAGTGATTTCCTTTGTCCGAAATACGGAATCTTAATTAATCCAACTCAGGAGGAATTAGACGAAATAATTTCTAAAAGATTGAGAGAAATTAAATTCGATGATAGACAAATTTCTCATGTTGATGATAAATATCTATCGGAAAAACAAATTGAAACTAAAAAAACCTACTTGGAGGATCAAAAACAAAACGAAATAACAAGGAAAAGAAATGAAATTCAAGAGTTAAAAAAGCGATTAGATAGATTAGAAAACCCTGATAAATACCTGCCAAAATAATGAAAACTAACGAAATATTCCGAAACTACAACCGTAATTTGATTTTACGGTTGATTCCTTCAAAAGAGTTGCCGATTTACTGCAATTCTGTTTTAGAACCAAATGATGATGTTATTAACTTTACAATTAAACAAAATGGAATTAAATAACGAAGAATTAGATTTTGAGTTTGAACAATTAAATACATTTGCTCAATTAAACGAAACAAACAAAGGTTATATCGTAGAAACAAAAAACGGATTAATTGGAAGAACACTTCATTCTGATCCATTGGTTAATGGCAAGCAACCTGTATATGTTGAAAACGGAAAATTACTTTGCGAACCAGGAACTTTAAAATTAAAAGGATTTATTGATTAAAAACATTATAATATGAAATTTTTGGTAAAAAAAACTAACGGAGGCTTAAAACCAATGTATGATTCAGATTACGAAATTTACTCTAAAATTAAAATCGGGGAGGAATTTGAAATCGAATATCGTAAGGCAAGAAACCCTAAATTTCACAAAAAAGCATTCGCTTTGTTTAAACTTTGCTTTGAAAATCAAGAGGCTTATTCTAATTTAAACGATTTAAGACGTGATTTAATTATTACAGCTGGGTATTATACTGAAAGCGCAAATATGCTAACAGGCGAGGTTTTTAAGCACGCAAAAAGCATATCATTTGCTAATATGGATGAATTAGAATTTAATCAATTGTACGATGCTATAAAATCAGTCATAATTGAATGGATTGGAGTAACAAATGAAGAAATAGAATCCGAAATATTGCAGTACTTTTAAAGAATTAGAAAACAACAAATAATTAAAACCTAAACGAAATGAAATTAACAGACTTAAAAGAAAACACAAAAATTGTCCATCCATATAAGGGAACTGGAATAATTAAAAAAATAACGGTTCGTACAATAAGCATTAAATACGATAAAATGACTTCAAAACGAACATTTCGTAAAAACAATGCAGAGTTTAATATCTCTGAACTTTAACCAATACGAACAAAAAATTAAAATTAATAATTAACCGCCATAAGGCACAAAAACAAAAATTATGAGTACATATTACGAATGCAAAGTTAAGTATAGAAAAACAACGGAAAACGGCACGCAAAAGGTCGTTACAGAACCTTATTTGGTAGATGCAATTTCATTTACTGAAGCAGAAAGCCGAATCAATGAAAAAATGCGTGAATACATTTCGGAAGAATTTAAGGTTACGAATATTCGTGTAGTAAATTACGCAGAAATTCATCCATGCGAAAATCATGACCGATGGTTTAAATCAAAAGTAACGCTAATTGCTTATGATGAAGAAACCGGAAAAGAAAGAAAGCAAAATTTATTCTTATTGGTCGGTGCTGCTACTGTAGATGGCGCGTTTCACAATACAATTTTTGCTATGAAAAACACTTTAGGAGATTTTTCAGTTACTTCAGTTTCAGAAACCGCAATAGTTGATGTGTTCCCGTATGTTTCCGAAACAGAATAATTATTTAAAGGCTGATATTTCCCGATTTATCAGCCTTATTTTTTAACCAAAAACAAATGTTATGAATCCAGAGTATAAAAAATATCCGGTTCCTAAAACAAGTCAACAAGAAGTGCTTTTACATTTGATAGTAGAAGGCAGTGTTTCAATTATGGATTTCGGTTGGTTAAGCGGATTCCGTACCCGAATATCACAATTACAGACGCACCACGGGTTGTTTTTAGAACGTATTTTTCTAAAAAGAAGAAACAAGTTTGGAAATATTTTTCGTTACGCAAAACACACCTTACCGGAAAACCAAAAAGAAGCAGCGATTAAACTTTATCAACAATTAAACAATTAATAGATATGAACAGAAATGACGCAAAAAAAATAGCTGAAACAATAACTAACGAACAGATTAAACAAATGTTCGAAAATGCCAAATCAAAAATTACTGATTGGACAAAAACAGCTACTGTAAATAAAGGTTTAACCAAAGGCACGGCATGGAATATTTTAGCAAAAGATTTCGATGTAAATAAAACTCACCATATTCTCGCAAAAAAAAATATGGTTTGGGAATTTGGAGATTTTTTGCCTGAGGAACTTAAGATTAAAAGACAAAAAACTGTTAGAAGCGTTCCTCCGGTTCATCAAAAACCAATTTTTTAACTTATTTAAAATCAATACAAATTACTTAAAATTGTTTGTACATTGAAATAAATGTGTATTTTTGTATTCGTATTGACGTGGAAAGCGATACAATGAATACTTAACATACTGGTTTTAATTATAAATCCAATCGACGAGGCACTTTCCACAATACTGCCAAATTGATTGGATTTTTTAATACCTTACATTATGCTAGTAACCATAAACACAGATGCTTGTTTTCACACATCACTTAAAATCGGGGGATATGCTTTTTGGGCCATATGTAACGATTTTAAAATAACCAAAAGCGGAGTTTTCCGTAAAAAATGCACTACTTCAGATGATGCAGAAGCGAAATGTATTATAAACGCTTTAAGCATTGTTTTAAAATCACATAAAGGAATTACTAAAATCATCATTAACACCGATTCTTTAAATGCTATTGCTTACTTAAAAGGCGATAAAAAACACGTTTCAAAATACAATCTTTCAACATCAAAAAGAATCCAATTTAATACACTTTTTTTAGAGCTAAGACGTTCGCATAAAAAGCCTTTAGAAATTGAATTTAGGCACGTTAAAGCACATTCAGGAGTTGATGATAAAAGAAGTTTTGTAAACGAGTGGTGCGATACCGAAGCTAAAAAACAAATGTGGTCAAAAATTAACAATTCTAAACACTTAAGTAATGGAAAATAATTTCACGCCAAAACACGGGGATTTCGTAGTATTAAAAATAAACGAAAAATGCCCCGAAAAATCATTGATTGGTTATGAGGCGGTTTATTGGGTAAACAATGAATTTCCTTTACACGAACTTACTTCAATACTCGAAAACGGCTATTTTGACGCGCGTGAAGCTACAGAAATAGAAAAAGAGTACTGTTACGCGTGTTACGACAAAAACGTTCAAAATAGCGTAGATTTAAGTTATTTTGAGAAATGGAAGGAAGGAGGCGAAAATGGCTGAAAACAAGAAAGGGTTTATTCTTTATGCTAACTACATAGGAACTATAAAACAACTTCCTGACGATGTAGCGGGAAGATTAATGAAGCATATTTTTTCTTATGTGAATGATGAAAACCCTATGACTGAAGAATTACTTGTAAATGTAGTTTTTGAGCAAATAAAGAATCATTTAAAAGCTGATTTAGAAAAATACATATTAGGCAAGCACGATAAAAGTTTAAGTGGCAGAATCGGCAATTTAAAGCGATGGCACAAGGATTTATATGACGAATTTGTATCTGAAAAACTAACTTTAGATCAAGCTGAAAATATCGGAAAAAATCGCACAACATCGCAGTGCGATAATTTGCAATCGCAAACAGTCGCAGAAATCGCTGTTAGTGCTATAGAAATAGCTATTGATAATGTTAGTGTTATAGACACAGTTATTGTAAAAGATTTTTCTGAAGATAAAAAAGTAAATAAAGGTGTAGTGATTTCTGATCAATTAAAAATTGATCCACCGCCAGATAAAATTGATTATATTAAATTTCAAAAGTTTTTTAATGATAATAAAGGCAATTTGTCAGAAGTTAAAAAAATGACTGATGCAAGAAAAAAAAGAATCGCTATTTTGCAAAAGCAATACGGAAAAGAATGTTTAATACACGCTATTGAAAAAGCCAAAGATTCAAAATTTCTACAAGGAGATAACTCAAAAAACTGGACAGCAAGTTTTGACTGGATTTTTACACCAGCCAATTTTATTAAAATTTTAGAAGATAATTATGCAAACAAACAACAGCAATCAGGAAAAACAAACGCAGAAATCTACAACGATGCAATCAATTCAGAAACAGGAAAATCTTTCAACTGGGGAAAAGGATAAATTAACCATTGTTGAAAAAACGGTAACTTTAGCGAGTAACATTTTAAACGGAAAAACTAACGTTTCAGTTGTTGAAATGAATTTGCAAATAAAAGATACTTTGAACACGCTAAATATTAAATCAGTTTTCAAATGCGAAGAAAAAGCAACTATCGCTTTTGGAGTTGTAAAAGTTTTAGTTGGCCGGTTTATGGATTCTTTCGGATTCGCAACAAAAATGAATGATGTTCAATTAGAAACATTAACCGTTGATACTTTAGAAAATTTTAAGAATGATTCGTTAGAAGATATTATTTTGTTCTTTAAACTTGCAAGAACGGGTAAATTTGGAGCAACAATGCGTGGTGTAGATTCTAATTTAATTTACGGGGAATGGTTTCCGCAATATTTAGAATTAAAAGCTGAAGCAAGAGAAATTCAATACCAAAAAGAAAAGGTTTTGTACGCAAAGGATCAGTTAACAACTCAGGACGTTTTAAAGGCTTATGAAGCACGTAAAAACACGCCTCAGAAAAAACACGATGCTTTAGTTGAAAGAATAAATGAAATTACCGAAGGATTTACCAGGCAGCAACTTGAAAATTTAATTTCAGAATGGGAAAAAGACGAAAGTAAAAGTGAATTTTTGTACGCTTTGAGAGCAAAAAGACGAGATATTAAAGGTGATTATAAATTTTAAGTTATGACACGTGAACAAATGATAAAAACGAATTGGAAACCTTACATGAAATTAGAGTTTAAAACTTCAAGTATGGAAAATCCGATAATGTGTATTTTATTAGCTATTAATTTCGAAAGCGAAATATTAACGATGTTACCAGTGGATACAGAAACATACGAACCGGACGAAGTATTTATGCCTATTCAGTATATTTTCATTCCGAAACCAAAACCAAGATTATTAAAATAAGCTTTAGACGATAAACCAAAAAATAAAATTATGCCATATTTCAAAGCATTTATTCGAGTAGTTAAATCAATTTCAGAATATCAATTTGGATCTGAAAATGTTATAGAAGAAAGATTTATTGAATCGGAATCAAAAGAAACGGTTAAGCAATATATTTTAGACAAATATCCTCAGTTTTTCCAAAACGGAAAAGTTTATAGCCGTGAAACAAAAGACGAAGCGCAATTTTTCTATTTGCTTATTTACCCACTTTATAGTTATGAAGTTAGTTTAGCAATAGCCGGCCAATGGCAATGCGATGAATGTAAACAAATTCACGAAAGCGAATATCATTCAAGGCCACGAACATACGACCGTATTTTTCCGGATAAAATGTTTTGCCGTTCAGATGATGATACATGTTTAAATAAACATAAAAAAGAATATTATAAAGATATTGAATTACCGGATGATGAATGTTACATAAAAAAAGATTCTCCGAATTACATTTATAAAATTACTGAAAAATCAACTGAAAAATGTTACATTGGAAAAACCCGTAACGCTCCTTTTTTTCGTTGGTGGAATCATTTAAAACATAGTAATAGTCCTTTTGGCTTATATCTTAGTAAAACAAAATTAAGCGATTGGAGTTTTGAAGTATTGGAAGAATTACCGGCCGAGTTTCCGGATAGTGAAATATTCAGAATTGAAAGCGAATACATTGTAAAATTTGATTGTTTAAATAATGGGTTTAATTCATTAATAAGTAATAAAAAAGTTTTGAATGCTATAGAAAATATTAACCAACCTAAATTAGAATTATTATGAAAAAATCAAGCACACCCACAACAAAGCTAACAGACAATATCAGCTATTTAAAAGCCAATGATAACACCGAAGCTAAAAAAGTAGTTGAGGCTTGCAAGGAATTGCCACACCTTCAAAAACCGCCTAAATTTTTGTTGAAATGAAACAAAAAGAATATACAGGTGTAGAATGGTCAAGACGTGAACAAAGTTATAAAAGTTACGTTATGCTAAACGGTAAAAAACATCTATGCGGTGTTTTCGTAGATATTATTCCAGCAGTAAAAGCACGTGATTTAGTAATATTGAAACACTCCTTAAAAGTACCATTGCAAATACTAAAGCCACTAATTTAAAATCATTCTAAACTACCAAACAACGTTAATCGTATTCGTATAATTTATACATTTACATATAATTTAAAACCAAAAATTATGACCAAAAAAATAGTTTACATAGCTCACCCAATAGGCGGAGATGTAGAAAATAATATTAAAAAAGTAGTTGCAATCTGTAGAGAGGTTAATTTAACCGAACCAAACATTATTCCATTCGTTCCGTATTTATCAGATTTATACGCTTTAAACGATGAAATACCCGTTGAACGTGAAAGAGGTTTGTCTAATGGTTTATTCATGCTTAAAAAGGGTTTTATAGATGAAATTTGGCTATATGGCGATAGAATTTCAAACGGAATGCGTGCGGAAATAAATATTTGCCTTGAAGTTGGGATAAAAGTTGTTTGTAAAACAGCAGGAACTGCAGAAATACCTGATATCGAAAAAGACTTTGATAAAGACATGGAGCGTTACGAAGAATCATTGTATTGTAGCGAATGTGGAAACGATGATAAAAAAACATTTAATTATAGTAGAACCGTAGCAAATGGAGAGGTTTGGAATTGTAAAATATGCGACAAAGAAAACCTGACACCTGAAAAACCAAATGCTGATTTATACTAAAAACCACCAAAAATGCAGATAACAGATAAAATAACTGTAACTAACGAGTGTAATTTAAATCTAATGAAGGGTTATCCTGATAAGTTTTTTGATTTAGCTATTGTTGACCCACCATATGGAATTGGAGAAAGTAAAAAAAACAATAAAGGACGGTCAAAATTAGCCAAAAGTAAAGATTACGGAAGTAAAGATTGGGACGATAAACCACCGCCTTCAGAATATTTTATAGAGTTAAAAAGAGTTTCTAAAAATCAGATAATTTTTGGTGCAAATCATTTTATTGAAAATATTCCAAACGCAAATAGTAGCTGTTGGATTGTATGGGATAAAGTTAACGGAGAAAATGATTTTGCAGATTGTGAATTAGCTTACACATCATTTAAAACTGCAGTTAGGTTGGTTAAATTTATGTGGCACGGATTTATGCAAGGCTCTGATTTAAAAGGAAACATGCAGGGTAATAAAAAAATGAATGAAAAACGAATACATCCAACTCAAAAGCCAGTTCCGTTATATAAATTTTGTTTAGATAAATATGCAGAAAAAGGATTTAAAATATTAGATACTCATTTAGGTTCAGGAAGCATTGCAATTGCTTGTCACGATTACGGGTTTGAATTAACTGCATGCGAATTAGACACAGAGCATTACAATGATGCTGTAAAAAGAATAACAAACCACATTGGCCAACAAAAACTTTTTTAACTATGGGAATACCACCAAAACAAAAACCATGCAAAGGAACCGGAGTAACATCCGGCTTAGGTTGTGGAATAGAAACATATCATAGAAAGCTTGGATTAGGCTTAATGTGTGGATGTTATTCTGATTTTCTGCTAAAAACTGAACCAGGTAAATTAATTATGCAAAAGGCGATGTTAAAAGGCAGCGGAATAGTTAAAAAAGATATTGTAAAAAAAGAAAAAGCTGTTCGCGATAAAATGAAAGAGAATGTAAAAACTCTTTCACAATATGAAGCCGAAGCAAAGAAAAGTTTTCAAAAATGGGTTAGGATGCGTGATGCTGGTAAAAATTGTATTTCTTGCGACAAACCAACAAACGATCCTGCAGGAGGACATTTTTATAGCGCCGGCACTTACAGCGGTTTAATGTTTAATCCTGATAACTGCCATTTACAATGCAATACAAACTGTAATAAACATTTATCGGGTAATCTGTTAGAATATCGAAAAGGATTGCTTAAACGTTACGGAAATGAGTTTGTAGATAATTTAGATAATCTTTCGATTGAACTTCGTAATTACAAATACACGAAAATTGAATTGCAGGAGATAAAACAGAAATACGATGCTAAAATAAAAAATAACGATTTTAATGCGTAAATACCTACTTTGGTGGACAACAAAACCAACAGCCGAAAAGAAAGAAATAATGAAAACCAATAGCATAAAAGTAATCACATACTCTGATATAAAAAAACTGTACTCAGAATCAACCTAAAAACAAAGAAAAACCATGCACACTAAAACCGAAATACAAGAGAGAATCGATTATTACGATAACCTAATCGATAAATATTCTAAAAATGCAAAATTCATTCATTTATTAGAAACAACCAGGAGCCTAAAAGAATTTTGGAAAGCTCAGATGAAAAAACACGAAACATTAATTAAAAACGAACCGCCATGTTAGAGGTAAAAGATGGAAAAATATTTGTAGAAGGAATCGAGACAACAGATGTTGAATTGATCGGATTAGCGTTTAAAGATTTTGCGGAAAAAACGCAAGGTAAAAAATGTTTTTTAATTCGTTTTTTGATTAATTTATTATTTAGAATGGCTATAAATTACTAGTGTTTTGTAAAACCAATCCGTATAATTTGTACATTTGAATATCAAAATAAATGAAACCCTAAAAACTAAAAACTATGTACACAGAAGCGTTTTTATTCGTTGGAAATTTACTTCAAAACGGAAAAATAAAAAAAATTAAATTTGGAAAGAATGAGTTTAAAGTTAGATTCAAAGGAGACAAAAGATTTGTTCCTTATGAGTATTCAGAAAAAGACATCATAACGTTACTTGAAGATATTGAAAAATTAGAAAGTAAAAACTGACCACCAATCCTAAGCACGATTCAAAAAGGCTATCCGAATTTAACGATTAGGATTCTATGAACGGAAAGGGTTGCGAAGTATAGTAACAACCCTTTTTTTAACAACTAAAAAAATAAATTATTATGAAAAGAAAATACGCAAGGCATTCAGATCCTAATTCTAAAAATTATGAATGCACAAAACGCAAGTGTAAGTGGCAAGGAACTTTGGAGCAACAGGAACTTAAAAAAGTAGATGAATGCCAATCTACTTATGTTTGTCCAAAATGTGGTAATTCAGAATTTTACAACTTACTTGATTAACAACTAAAAACCAACCGAAATGAAAAAACATCTTATATCAATAATTGCTTTTGTTTTAGAGCAGATTACTATTTTTAATTTAATAGTTTGTGAAGACAGATTTGAATTAGAAAATCATATAACACTTAAAACAAATATTGAAAAATACGCCAACTTCCTTTTCAAAAACCTCGAAATCTGGCAATTTGTGCCCTGCAAGTTTGTTGATGGCGTTTGGGTTGTATTGGAAGAGCCTGGAAATTTCGAATTATGGTTAGAAATGCATGAAACAGAAGGAGGCACTATTGTATTTGATGAACATGTTGAATATTGGAAAGCAAAAGACCGCTGTTACTTTGAAGGGTTTGAAATAAAATACTATAACACTCATAAATCTATAAAGCTTAAAGATGTTGATTTTAATGTTTTTTGGAATAAAGGGTGTAATTTAGGATGGTACCCGTCTATTGGAATTAAAAACATAGAATCTATTTCAAAATACAATTTAGAACTCACTCCCACAGGAGCAAAAGAATCAGGATTAATTTAAAACTAAACGAAATGACATTAGAAAATAAATTTTTACCATACTGCGACCACTAATATGGAAACAGAGAAGATAACGCTGCTAATTGTGCTGAATTGGCTAATGAACATGCTATTGCATTTGCGCAACACATTAGCAACAATCCAAACATTTTTAATAACGGATGGTCTATGGAAATGGCATTAGAGCATTTTAACAAATAATATAACAAATAACCTCCCCCCTTTACTAATCCTTACCAATTTATAAACTATTACTAAAAATTAATATTATGAAAACACAAAATCAAGACGCTTTTAAAGCAATTCAGCAAATCTTCGAATCCGGAGAAGTACAAAGAATAACATTCTTAAAAAAAGGAAAAGTAAGCGTGAAATACCGCACTGAGCCCAACGTTGTTTACTACAATGAAAAAGACCTGACACTTGATATTATTTCGGGTGAATTAAAAATCAGAAAAAGTTTAGCCAGGGTTTCGAATAAGCCTAAATTAGTAGTCACGAAACAAGAATTAAATGTTTTAAACAAAATAAACAACGAGGCGTTTTTTGAGGTAAAACTAAACCTGTTAGAAAGATTATACGACCGTGTAGGTAATTTTATAAACGGTGGAAAATCAATTGCTCCGGCTGAACTTAAAACTTTTGCGTAAAATGGAAAAATTAGAATTAAAATACATTGTAGGGTATTTGCCTTATGGACTTAAAATGTTATCAAATAATGATTTTGT